AAAACGCTATAACGGCGTAAAGGCTCGGACTCGCCTCTTAAACCTGCGGCTAAAGCTGTAATGGCCTCATCTACTGACGTATTGTTAAATGAAGCTAGGTCCGATGCTAGGACCGTAAAATCCTTACTAAACCTTGTTACGGCATCGCCTGTTAGTCCGGCAGATTGAGCCAAAATTGCAAAATTGCCGGCAGACTCTAGGGCGGCGACTTGCGATAGACCTAGAGCTTGTGCGGTTGTTAATGACCATGCTTGTATTGCTTTGGCACTAGATCCAAAAATGACATTTGACTTAGAGATTGACTCGTTTAGATCGCTAGCCGATTGCACTACCTTAAATCCGGCGGTGGCAATTCCAGCAAAAACAAGAGTCGCTTTACGGCTAAGCTGCTCTAGCTCGCCGCCAAACTTTTGTAACTTTTTTTGAGCATCGCTTAAACCCTTGCCAAGTCCACTCGTGTCGGCCGTAAGTAGGATCGTTAACGGACGGCCAATTCCCTTAGTTGCCATTAGTAAGTCGCGCCCCTATTCCAATCGTTTACAAGGGTTTCCGCTACCTTAGTCCACTCTGCAAACGCTGGCTCGTAGTAAGTAGCTTCGGCGGTGTCGGTCCAGCCTGGACGTATGCCCTCGGCCCAAAACTGCGTCCGTCCGGATCGGCTTGTGTACTGGCCTTGGATAGTTCCAAATCGGATCATATTCGTCGTTGCGCCGCCTGAATAGACGCCGTTGCCTGTACGGTTTGGGTTGCCTCGTGAGCTGTAACGTGTTGAATTACCGATCCTGACGGATGGGATGCGATCTTGTTTTGTCTTAATAGAGGCGTTGAGGTTTTTGGCGTAGCCGGGAGCGTGTGAGCTAATAGCCGAACGAAATGCCGGGACCATAATAGAGTCGGCGATGTACTCGGACTCTCGCCTCATGTCACGATTAGCGGCCTTTTCAAAACCGCCTAACGAGTCTAAAAGGGAGCGTATCTCTCGATCATCGATAAATATGCTCTCGTTCACGATCTCAACTCCTCTTAATAATCTCGTTTCGTACCTCTAGGATCGCTCCTAGCATTTCCCAATCAAGCTGCTCTAGCTCTAATCGGATGGTCCCGTCAACGGCTAGCGCGGCTATTGTTCGTCCGATGCTGCCGCTTGGGTGGGGTTTGGCTCGTCGATACCTACCAATTCAATAGATTCCAACTCGTTAGCCCAAGCCTCAAACTTGTCGGTCGTTTGCCCGGTGCGGTTTAACACGCTCCAAGCCATCGCCATCAAGTCCTCAAATCCTAGATTGACTTTGATCTGATCCTCGCCATCTACTCGACGGACCTCATATAAATCGGTCATTTTGGATTGTGTAATCCGTTCCCATTTCATGAGATCCGCCGGTAGTGTGACGACGTTCATTTCGCCATTTTTTTGGTGATTTAGTTTTATGTTGATTTTCATTTTGGTCCTGATTCCTTTTAGTTAGGCTAGTGAAACGCTGCCATCAACTACGACAAAAGAGATCGAGGTAGTTAGTGCGTCGGTAGCTGCGCCGCCAGCGGTTGGCTGTAATGCAAAGACATCTCCAGTAAAAATCGAGCCATTGGCATCGAAGCTAAAGGCTACCGGTGTGTCTTGGCCTGATCCAGCTGCCGCAAATAAAGCGTCGCAAACTGAGGCGGGTGATACTGAGCCCCAATCCTGGTATAACTCAACGTCTAGGGTTGCGGTGTAATCGATGGTCTTGTAAGCGCGGCCGGCTAGTGTTTCCAAAACCTGTTGATTTGGAACGACGGTCAATGTTACGGATGCGGCAACGTCATTATATACGACGCTATCAATGGTCAGAGACAAGTCCCGACCGGTTGTGTACTCTAGTGCCATTTAGGGCTCCTTATATAGTGACATCAATAGTGATGTCGGTAGTCAACAAGTCAGTCGGTCCGACTTGCGAGATTTTGGGTTGCGTAAAGTCACCTAAACCGATGCCATTAGGCAAGTTAGATAATACCGTTTCGATCATCGTTTCAAGGTTAATTAGCGCGGCTTGATTGTCGTTAGCTGCCACGCATAACGTGACGTCAAAGTTTCCGCCTAGCCTGGGTGTGCTGCCGATCGATTTGATTTCGATGTATGGCGAGCCAGGCACAAGCACAATACAAGGGGTCGTCATGTTTTCGGCAGGAAACGCGTAAACGATATATCCGGTTGCCTGGAGTGCGGTTTTAAGAGCTTCGCGGGCCGTAGAGATGTCGCCCATTAACCGACCATGCTGTCGGGATCACGATAGCCCGAAATGAGGCCAGAGACACGCGTAACGAGGCTACGGCCCATCCGGTACGGAGTACCCGGAGCAAACGTTGCGTCTTGTGCGATGCCCTGAGCACTCTGGCGGGCGTTCCACAGGTCGACCGCTATCATCAACGCGGCCTCTCTTATCTGAGGGATGTCATCGTAGTAAGTCTCTTGACCTTGCAAAATGCAGTTTCCGCCGGGCTTGTTAATCCGGTAGGTTACGTCAGCGTGGGTTATTGCGGCTTGGAATTGATTACTGAAAACTCTTGTAATGGTGTGAGTACCATCAAACGGCGCGCCGACTCGATCGATCGTAACTTGTTGACCGATGCTGTATCCATGAACGGTTCGGGTGTAAAAACGCGCTAGGTTACTTTCGAGCTCGACGCCAACGATTGAGGCGTTATGAAAGTTAAGGAAAGATTTTAGGACCAACTCGGCCGAGTCCATGACTCCCTCAAGAGTCGCGTCCGAGTAAATGTCGCCAACACCGAGGACGGCTTTAAAGTCGTTTATATCGATGAGTGACATTGTTTACCTTTCGTAGTGGTGTCACGGGGGACGCTCAGGACCAAGCGTCCCCCGCGACGAGGGAGCAACTAACTACGCGACTGTGATGGCGCGAATAGCAGTTGGGTACTTGTTTGCTAATGCAACAAAACCATAAACGGCGATTTCGACGGTCATAGTATCGATTACGTTAACGCGTACTTGTGCAGTTCCACTTTCGTAAAAACAAGCATAGGCACTTGGGTAAGCCAGGATATTAGTTGAGCCGATGTTGTAATCGGTTACTAGATCCAAGCCCATTACGTTGCCGCGACTGAATACGTTTGTACCTGCTGCGTTTTGTGTTGGGCCAACGGCGTTAAATAGTGGACGGCCTGAGCTGTCTGTATCGGCAAGGATTGACGCGTACTGCGATGATCCAACCAATAGACGGTTCGGGTTAAAGCGCATTACTGCCGCGCTGTCTGAGATTGCGTCCGCGATAGCTGCAACGTAACCGGTTCCGCCGGATGCTCCGCAACCTACGACGCCCTCGGTGAAAGCGTATAGATCGGTTTGCTGAGCGTAGCTCGCCGCAAGATTTCGTAGGACCTCATCAAGGTAGCTCGGATCGCTGCGTTCCAATAACTCAATCGATACGCGGTTTTGGCCGGCAAACTTGACTACGTCAACAATTAGATCGTCTACTTCCATCGCTGTATCGGATGGAGTACCAAGTTCGGCAGTTTCCGCTACTGTTGGCGCAACTGTACGGACCGGGATCCGAAAACTCATGCCGGCGGCAGGAAGTGGACGTCTGTCGATGCTGTCAATGAACGGACGGGATGAGTCAATTACGCCGATAACTTCGCGCATAAATGGCACCGGAATAAGTCCAGCGTTATTGGTAGTAGTGGCTTCACCGGCGGCGGTTACGAAGTCGATCGCGTCGCGGTTTCCGCGCTGAGCGGCTAGCATTTTGAAAGCGTACTCGCCGGCAGTTAGCTTAGGCAGTTCGCGGGGTGATGTAAAGATTGGGCTACCATATGCCGAGGCTTCGATCTTTGACGCCTCAACTTCGGCAACTTCCTCGATAACCTCGATTGGCTGTTCAGTCATTTCAGTCTCCTCGACTGTTTGGGTTTCATCGTCGGCGGATGCCGCGACTTGGGTTACTCTAGCGTCCGAAAATGCTGGATTTGTTACTAGAGAGATCTCTACGAGCTCGGCGGCTTGAACGATAATCGTTCCATCCTCTACCGTATGCTCGATGATGTTGGCCCCGACGGATATTCCATCGCGTAGGCCGTCGGCGGCTTCAACAAGTAAGTCGGATCCTGCCGTAGTTTCGCTTATTTTCATCTCGGCCATAATGCCGGACGGGTTAGCCGAGTGAGATACAAGCTTGCCAACGGGACGACGGGCGTCATGCTCAAGTAGCACTTTAACATTGTCGCCAATGTGTAACGAGCCCGCCTCAAAGATAACTGGTCCTAAACTTGTCGCGCCACTTTGGCCAAACGGTACGATCTGCCCGTAGATAGTGCGTTTTTTTCGGTCGGCGGCAGTTATTGAGGTACTAAAGTCTAGTCTCATGATATTGGTGTCACTTCCGTTTGGGAACGCGGCGTCGTGCCGTTATCGTTTGCTGGCTGAGATCCGGCTGGAGAGATATCAATAAACTCTCTGGCTTCGTCGCGGGTAATAATGCCGGAGTCGTAAAGTTTAATTGACATCTCTACACGCTCGGCGGCGTTGCCTCTAAGGAAATCGTCCAGATCGAAACGCACGATTTGATTACGGGGAGTTACATCGTCCATCGAAAGACGATCCTCAATAATAGTTAAGTAGTTGCGTAAGCCAAAGTCCACAAGTGCGCGTCGCTCAGAGTTAACGTTTGAATATGTGGCGGATGCGTTTTCGGCGTTTAGATACCACGCAGGAATACCCATTAGTCGAGCGATCTCACTAGACAAGTGTTGACGAGCTTCAACAAGCTGCATTTGAGCTGAGTCCATGCCAACTACTTCAAGCTTAATTGGACCCTCGATGTATGCGGTTGAACGTTCGCGGCGAGCGCGTCGGAAAGAGTCTTGTACGGCGGCAACTTGATCCGACGGTAAGTTCATGCCCTCATTAAGTAAGACCATTTGCGGGACTGGCTCGGACGCCATGTTAAAGGCTGCCTGCTCTAGTGCGATTGCGCTGGAAATAGTCATCCCGCCCCGAGCTAACACGCCCTCATCGATCGCATTGAAAACTATAAGACTATTTAAGCCCGAGGACGGGACGTTTTTAGAGTCGACCTGGTATCCGGTTATTAATGTGCCGGACGAGTCGATGGTTGCCTGGATGCGGCGAGGATCAATTCGACGAGCTCTAAACGGACGGCCATCCTCGGGAGATACGTCTAAGACTTGCAAGTATCCGCGACCGTAAAAGATCAAATCGTCTACTAGCCAAGTAATTGTATTCACACGCGGGAGCGCGGGATCTGGCTGGACGATTAGGGTCCTATTTGTAATGCGAGCCCCGGTAAGTCTGTTGTAAGACTCCATTGGGATCGTACCGATTGAGCCGGCTAGGATGTTGCGGCTTCGAGCGATTGCCGGGACGGTCATCGCCTGCTCACGAGTTACATAACGCAGGTTAGGCAGTTGGCCCGGGAATGAAAATAAGTTTTCGAGTTCACGCGTGAAGCCGGCGGATGATTTGACTTGCATTTCACGCGCAACGGGTTCCGGGTTAGTCAAACGTAGAGCATTTAATAATCCCACAAGCATATTGCAACTTACTAATTTACTAAATGCAAATTATGGGACGATGTGTTGCGAGTCGTTACAAAAAGACACCGGTACGCCAAGACGCGACCGGTGTCAATCTAAAGTTACCCCACCGATACGACAATTTGGGTCCGAGGTACTTCGGCGTGTCCGACGGCTAAGACTAAAGCTACGGCCGCCGAGATTGGACTTTGACTAGATCGCCGAGCTATACGCCAGCCCCCATCCGATGCCGGTCGCCTAGCGCAAGCTACTAAATGGTCACGAAGTTCGGATTGCCCTGGGTGTTTCATTCGTTCGGAGTTCATGGCCGAGGCCGTTACATCGCATAGGGTCGCAAAATACGCCGAGCCCCATCCGTTTTCCTGCATACGGATCCCGGCTCTTTGTAAGTGCGGAGCGACAAAACCCGCCGTCGCTGGATCGTAGGCAATTTGTCTAACTTTGTATTGACGAGCTAGGACGGCAATATCCGAAGCTAATTCGCGCTCGCCGATTGCGTTATCTTTTATCCATCGGTGCATAAATACCCGCAAACCGTCGGGATGCTCTTGAGCCGAAACCAAATAAGCCTCGGTCCGGTTAAAGGTTAGATCTAGCCCCATCCAAGTCGGCAAGGTCGGATCCATTACTAGCTTGAGATTTAGTCCCAAGTCAAACGCCTCAATATTGAACGGACTGTCAAGAGCTGCCCGCCAACGGCATAAACTTTCCGTCTCAAATACATCCGGCGAGTTACGGTTAAACGAGTCCTCTAGATCCTGCTCGTTAATTAAATGTCCTAGCGATGGGTTAGCCTGCCGCCAACCTCGACGATCCGAGATTTTAAGATCTGGGTTTGCGCTCCACTCCCAGTATCCAAACCTCTCAGAGTTGGCAGACATGGCCGAGTCTCTTAGCGTGTTTAATACGATTGAGGTATCATCGCCCGCATTAGAGCTTGTCCAGAGTTGCGAGTTTTTGCGAGCTCGTAAGGTTGGCTCGGCGGCGGCCCAGGTTGCCGGGCTAATTTCCCGAAGTTCATCGATGTAAAGCAAATCCAGCGTCTTACCTCTAGCAGCTCTCGGAGTAGCTGAGATTATGTCGAGCCGTCTAACGGTGTGGCAACCCGGCGGGCATGGGTTGGGATGGTGCTCGCACCAAATCTCCAAACGCTCCTCGCCATGCGATCGGTTTTCACGTTTAAGTCGATCTCGGAGCCAAGGTTGCGAATTGATAACGTCCACCATGTTGCCCATAGTCTCCAGAGATTGCTTGCGATCCTGAGCCATGATCCCGATGCGCTTAGTGTTGAAAACATACAGGGATGCTAAGAGTAAAGCTCGGACCGTAAATGTCTTTCCATTTTGGCGGGCAATTATGAGGTTGCAAGTCTTACGCCGAAACTGGCCGGACTTGTTTATCATTAGCCCTTGATCTAAGACGTACTTTTGCCAATCAAGTAGTGGCTCGTTTGCCATCTCCATTAGTTGACTTGCCAAGGGTCCCAGGCTTGGCCCGCTTAACGGCAACGTCTCGACTCGGGGTTTGGACGAGCCGTATGTAAGCTTCGGAGAGGGATTTGGCATCGGTTACATCCTTGACGGCTTGGGTCGGTTGATCTGATCGAGAGCGTGGAGTCATGTGGAGCGATTCCATTATGGAATGAAGTCTAGAGAGTAATGGAGCCAAGTCTTTAGTCTCTCCGGCATCGAGTAACGAGTCACATAAACGGGCAACACGCAAAAGAGCTGCGATCGCTCCG